TCTTTTCTGATATAGTCGCAGCTTAGGCCGTCTTCGCACGTCCAGAGAAAAGCCCGAACCGTTAAACGTTCGGGCTTTTTGCGTTTGTGGTCCACTCAGCAGATAGCTTTGGGATTCGCCGCTTAGCCCACGCACGGGCCCAACCGATCAATGCGGGCGCAGCTGCTCAGCCGCGGGTGAGAGCCCCGCCGTCCGCTCCCGTGTCTCCGGTCCTGCACCAGCAGGATCTTCGCCGCCCCTCGCAACCATGCGCCGGGCGGCTTTTTTTTCGAGGTATCTAATGAGCATGAGCATGCCGATCGAGTGCTACCGCGACCAGATCATCCGTGCTGTCACCGGCAACAAACCCGCGATGGTCTTTCACGTGGTCGACGAGACCGCGCTGAGGCGCCTGTGCGAGCGCCTGAGCGAATCCGAGCGCGCCGCGTCCATCTTGCAGGCCAAGGGATACGGCTCATCGGGCTTGCTGCTGGATGAAGTTGCTGCTCGAGTGCCTGCTGCGCACACGCACGACAGTCGCTGATGGCGGCGCGCCCCAAGGCCATCTGCCGCAAGGTTGGATGCGGCAAGCTCGTTGATGTGCCAGGCTACTGCGAGAAGCATGCCAAGCAAGCATCCGGATGGGTGCGCAGCCATGGTGACCAGAGCAGCACCCAGCGAGGATATGGATACGACTGGCAGCAACGCCGCGAGCGCATCCTCCAGCGTGATTGTGGCCTCTGCCAGATCAAAGGCCCGGCCTGCAGCTTCGTCGCGGGCGAGGTCGACCACGTTGTCAGCAAGGCTGCAGCGCGCGCCAATGGCTGGACAAACGACCAGATCGAAGCCGATACGAACCTCCAAGCCGCCTGTTCTGCCTGCCACAAGGCCAAAACACAGGCGGAAAGGGGAGGGGGGATGAGATTCTCTGGAGCAATTCGGCCCTAGACCGACTAGCTAGTTTTTTTCTTACTTCCGCAATTCAGACTTTCGGACTTCAGGAGTTTCAAAGATGCCAAAGCCCCGGACCCCCTCGGCGGTGCTCGAGGCGCGGGGCGCCTTTGACAAGGATCCAGCGCGCCGCCGCGATGACTTCGCCGCTGGCGAGTTCGACCCAACGCCGCCGAGTTATTTCAAGCAGCACCAGAAAGATGCGTGGCACGAGATCGTCGCCGCGCTTCCGGCGACAGTGCTGCAGGCGACAGACCGCATGGCCGTCGAGCTGGCCGCGCGCTTGATAGCGCAGTTCCGAAAACTGCCAGACAGCCAGGTGACCTCTGCCCAAGTTGCTCAAATTCGCACGGCTCTGGCTGTGCTCGGCATGACACCGGCCGATCGATCGCGCGTGTCGGCGAAGAAGCAGGATCCCGTCAACCCGTTCGCCGACATGGTGGGCAGCAAGAAGGCGCACTGATTATGGCCGCCGATTTCGTCGGCACAGCAACGGGATATGCGCAGGCAGTGGTCAAGGGCAAGATCGTCGCCTGCAAGTGGGTCAAGCTGGCATGCAAAAAGCACCTGGACGAGCTGAAGGCCAGCCGCCGCAGGGTGTTCCCGTACTACTTCGATCCAGACGCGGCCAACAAGGTCTGCACGTTCCTGTCACTGATGCCCCACACCAAAGGGAAATGGGCACGCAAGCGCGAGACGATCACGCTCGAGCCGTGGCAATGCTTTGCGTTCTGCGTGCTCTTCGGTTGGAAGATCAAGAAGAACGACCGGCGCCGGTACCGGAAGGCGTATTTCGCTGTACCGCGTAAGAATGGCAAGTCGATTATCGGCTCGGGCATTGGCTTATTCATGTTCGCAGCCGATGGCGAGTTCGGCGCCGAAGTCTATTCCGGCGCTACTACCGAGGCGCAGGCCTGGGAGGTCTTTCGTCCAGCCAAGCAAATGCTCGAGCGCACGCCGCAACTGCAGCAAGCGCTCGGCGCCGAGGTCTGGGCGAAAGCGTTGCTCTCGCCCGCCGACGGTTCGCGCTTCGAGCCTGTGATCGGCAAGCCTGGCGATGGCGCATCGCCATCCTGCGCGATTGTCGACGAGTACCACGAGCACGACACCTCCGAACTGGTCGACACGATGGAAACCGGTATGGGTGCGCGTGAGCAGCCGCTGCTTCTGATGATCACGACCGCCGGCTTCAACATCGCCGGCCCGTGTTTCGACCAGGAGCAAGACGCCAAGAAGGTGCTCGACGGCGTGCTGGACGATCCTGAACTCTTCGCGCTGATCTACACGATCGATGATGGCGACGACTGGACAAGCCCAGCGGTGCTTCGCAAGGCAAATCCGAACTTCGGAATTTCCGTCGATGAGGACTTCCTGCTCGCGCAGCAGAAACAGGCCACGCAGAGCGCGTCCAAGCAGACCCGCTTCAAGACGAAACACCTGAACATCTGGTGCTCGGCCAAGTCGGCCTGGCTCAACATGCTCGAGTGGAACAGGTGTGCTGACCTGACGCTGCGCCGCGAGCAGTTCAGGGGCGAGCGCTGCTACCTGACGCTTGACCTGGCGAGCCGCTCGGATATCTGCGTGCTGATGCTGGTGTTTGTCCGCGTGGTCGAAGGCAAGCAGCATTTCTACCTGTTCGGCGACTACTACCTTCCAGAGGCAGCGATTGATGGCGCGGAGAAAAACGCCAACGCCTACCGCAAGTGGGTGATCGATGGGTTCCTCCAGCAGCACGACGGCGCCGAAATCGACTTCGACCTGATCGAGGAGGACATGCTCAGCCTTGTGGCCGAGTATGGCCCGGACGAGGTCGTCTTCGACCCGTGGCGCGCGGCGCAGCTTGAACAACGGCTGACGAAAAACGGGATCACTGCTGTTGAGCTGGGCGCGCAGGTCAAAAATCTGTCGCTTCCAATGAAGGAACTTGAGAGCGCGATCAAAGCCGGCCGCCTTCACCACGACGGCAACCCGCTGTTGACCTGGATGGCCTCGAACGTGGTCGCCAAGCTTGACGCGAAGGACAACATCTACCCGCGCAAAGAAAAGCCGGAGCAGAAGATCGACGGCATCGTCGCAACAATCATGGGGGTGGCACGCGCGATTTCGGGCGAGGTCGCAACCACATCATTCTGGGACAAGCCTTGAAACTCATCGATCGCATGTTTGGCCGCAAGTCGGCCCAGATCACCGCCGAGCAGGTCATGAAGCTGATCGACGGCGGCGGCGGCGGCGGCGCGACTGTTGGCGGCATGACTGTCAACGAGCGCACGGCGCTGCAGGTTTCGACGGTGCTGGCCTGCGTGAAGGTCATTGCTGACGGATGCGCAACCCCTAAATTCGAAGTGTTCCGCGACAAGCCAGACGGCCGGCGCGAGCGTGCAACCAATATTCCCGAATATCGGTTGCTGGCTCGCCGCCCGAACGAATGGCAGACATCGTTCGAATGGCGGCGCCAGATGACGATGCATGCTGCGCTGTGTGGCACAGGCCTGTCGATCAAAGTGCGTGGCGATAACCGGCGTGTGCGCGAGTTGATCCCGGTCGAGCCGGGACGGTGGGAGGTCTACCGTTACTCTCGCTACGAGCTGGTCTACCGCTGCTGGGACGAATTCGGCCTGATAGGCGAATTTGGCCCGGACGACGTGTTTCTTCTGAACGGTGTCCAGTGGGACTGGGTCCGCAGCTTGGACGCGGTGAAACTGGCGCGCTCGGCAATCGGCCTGGCAATGGTCACGGAGCAGAGCCAGGCTGCAATGCACAAGAATGGCTTGAAGCCGAGCGGACTTTACTCGGTCGACAAGACACTCGACGAAACGCAGCATGAACGCCTGACGGCCTGGATCAAGCGGCTTGCAGGCAGCGCGCGCGCTGGTGACCCACTGGTGCTCGACAACGCCGCGAAGTGGACGCCTACGGCCAGCACCGGCGTCGATGCTCAGCACGTTGAAACGCGTCGACTGCAGATCGAAGAAATCTGCCGAGGCTACGGAGTGTTTCCGATCATGGTCGGCCACAACGACAAGTCGGCGACGTTCGCCAGTTCGGAAGCGTTCTTTGCGGCGCACGTTAAACATACGCTCGCGCCGTGGCACGAGGCCTGGACGCAGCGAGCGGACGAAACTCTGCTCGATGGCTCTGGCCCGCTGTTCGTCGAGTTTGACACCAGGTACCTGACTGAAGGTTCGATGGCGGCGCGCGCGCAGTGGACCCGCACGATGATTGAGCTGGGCGTCTACACCGGAAACGAGATCCGGGAGCGCGAAGGCATGGATCCGCTACCTGGCCTGGATGTACCGCTGACCCCGATGAATATGAAGCGGGGCGCCAACCAAGGAAATGAAGATGAAGAAACCGCCATTGCGCCCGATGCCTCGTAGTCTGGAAGCGGCTCTACCGCGCGCGCTGGAGCGCCCAGCACCGCGCTTGCTTGAGCGGCCGCTGCAGCCTAAATTGGAGCGCCGATCTGGCACCGGCGGCCGCGAGGTGCGCAACATCGTTTTTGAACTGAAATCGGTAGGCGACGACGGCACGATTGAGGGCTACGGCTCGGTGTTCGGCGTGCGCGACAGCTACGACGATGTGATCGCCCCAGGTGCCTATGCAATCACACTGGCAGCGCACATCGCGGCTGGCACCATGCCGGCGATGCTCTGGCAGCACGACGCCACAACGCCGATCGGCGTCTGGACCGATATGGTCGAAGACAGTAAAGGTCTGCGCATCAAGGGCAAGCTGGCCCTGGACACGGTCAAGGGCGCCGAAGCCTATGCGCTGATGAAAATGGGCGCGCTTAACGGGCTATCGATCGGCTTTGTGTCGAAGCAGTGGACGTACGATCGCGACATGGACGTGCGCACGCTGACCGAGGTCGAGCTGTGGGAGGTCTCCCTGGTTACCTTCCCGTCAAACGACAAATCACGCATCACCGGCTTCAAGGCGGCCGACGTCGCCGGCATCAAAACCATTCGTCAAGCCGAGCATTCCCTGCGGGATGCAGGATTCTCGGCCGACGCAGCCAAGGCGTTGATCGCCGAGGTTAAACGCATCGCTTTGGATGAGCGGGACGCTCATGAGGCGACAGCAGCCATGAAGGCGGCCGAGCGGCTGCTCATTTCCCTCACTTCCTGAAAGAACCCATGAACAAAACCCAACACATGGCCACCCTGCTGGCCGTCACGATGGCAGCGCACTTCGCCGCCTTCCAGGCCAAGGCCGCCATGCCGTACGAAATGCGCGAAGAGCCGACCCTGCGTACCGTCACCGAAGCGATCGACAAGATCAACACGGCCTTCACCGAATACAAGAAGACCAACGACGAGCGCATCGAAGCCATCAAGTCCGGCAAGTCGACCGCCGACCTGGACGCCAAGCTGGCGCGCATGGACGAGGCAATGACCTCGATGACCGAACAGAAGTCCCGCCTGGAAAAGGTCGAAACCAAGCTGGCCCGCCCTGGCGCGTTCTCGGGTGCCGATCGCGAGCAAGGCGAAAGCCAGGAAGCGACCGAGTACAAGGAAGCTTTGTACGACTGGATCCGCTCGCCACGCGACTTCCAGCGTGAGCAACGCATGCAGCAAACGTTCCAAGCGCTGGAGGCGAAAAGCAATGCTGGCCCACGCGAGCGCCGCGCCACTCAAGCTACCGTCGGAAACAATGCCGCCGGCGGCTATGCGCTGCCAGAAGTGATCGAGCGCACGATCGCGCGCCTGTCGGCCGATATTTCGCCGATTCGTCAGATCGCCACTGTTCGCCAGGTCGGCAGCACCGACTACAAGGAACTCTTCGACATCGGCGGCGCTGGCTTCGAATGGGTCGGCGAAGGCGACACTCGCAACCAGACCGACACGCCGAACATGGTGGAAGTGGCACCGACCTTCGGCATGGCCTCGGCCAAACCGCAGGCCTCGGAAGAATCGCTCGACGATCTTTTCTTCAACGTCGAAGACTGGCTCACCAGCTCGGCGTCGGAATCGATGGCCGTGGGCGAAGGCGTCGCATTCATCAGCGGCAATGGTGTCAAAAAGCCGACCGGCATCCTGGGCGGCCCCACCCCAGTGGCTACCGCCGATGCACAGCGCGCCTTCGGCACCCTGCAATACCTGGCATCGGGCCAGGCGGCCGCGCTGCCGAGCAACCCGGAAGTCTTCCTGGACATGGTCTATTCGCTGCGCGCCCGCTACCGCAACAATGCGCAGTGGCTTACCAGCAAGCTGATCCTGGCCGCGCTGCGCAAGTACAAAGATGGCGACGGTCGCTACCTCTGGCAGCCCGCGCTGACCGCTGGCCAGCCGGCCACGTTCCTCGGCTACGGCATCACCGAGGCCGAAGACATGCCGGCGCTGGCCGCGAATGCGTTCCCGCTGGCCTTCGGTGACTTCAAGGAAGGCTACCTGATCTGCGATCGCGTGGGCATGCGTATCACCCGCGACGAGATCACCACGCCGGGCTTCGTGAAGTTCTACGTGCGTAAGCGCGTGGGCGGCAAGCTGCGCAACACCCAGGCGATCAAGCTGCTCAAGATCGCTGCGGCGTAAACCATCAACCCGGGAAGGGCCGCTGCGGCGGCCCTTTTCCATTCTGGAGCAGCAATGAAACTGATCGCTCAAATAGACTTCAGCTGGGCGCATCGCGGCGTCGAGGTGGAGCATTTCGAAGCCGGCGCCGAGATCGAAACCGACGACGAAGACCTGATCGTGGTCTCGACGGCGGAGGGCTGGACCGCCCCAGCTGACGGCGAAGCGCCGGCGCCCACGCGCCGCTCGCGCGCGCGGCAGTAACCCCGAGGTGACCGCGATGACCCACCTGCACATGACCCCCGAGGTCTCGACCATTCGCGCGTACTCCGCGCCGGGCGGCTACGAAGCGCGCCGCGCGTACGACGGGATCATCACGGTCACCCACCTGACAAGCAGCACCGTGTATGTGCACGGCGCCGTCGGCAAGATCGACCGCGCGGCCTACGAGTGCGCACTGAACATGCTCCGCGAGCGCGGCATCACTACTGTGATGTACGAGCGACGCAGGCGAATGAAAACTATCGAGCTAGAAGCAAAGACGTGAGCGCAGAGCAACTGGCCACGATGCCACGCGCCGAAATAGACGGCATCTTCGAAACCCTCAGCAAAGCAGAATAAAAATATGGCGAACCCTACGATCACAATTCTGCCATCTAAGATGGCGGTCAGCACCGGTTCGCCATATACCGCCAACGACGTCGACGGGGTGGCCACCTACGCCTTCCCGAACGCGCAGGGGCAAATTCATTTCACGGCCGATACCGCGGTTGTGGCGCAAAAGTATGACGTCTACATGCTGTGGTCGATGGCCGGCACGCCGAATCAGCCATCGCCTGCATCAGTTAGATTCTACGGCGCCTATGAGCCGTGGACTGATTCGTCAAAGCCTGTCTATGCGAACAAGGTGATCAACCTGGTTCCGCCGCAAGGGTCTGGCATTGTCGAGCGGTCGCAGCTGCCATTTTCTTTTACCCGCGAAGATGCCGGACGTATTTCGCACTTCAAGATTGGCCGCCAGCAGGACAGCGTCGGCGGCACGATGCGCATCCGCGGGTTCGAGCTTGTACCAACCCCCGATCTTGTCGAAGCCAGCGTCACACCTGCCGGTAACCTGTCGCCAACGAGCTTCAACACGCCGTACTCAGGCACCAAGGTGATCTCGCTGCTGTCGCTGTACACGCCGATTTGGACTACGGCCAACGCGGTCTATGTCGTCGCCCCTGTGACCGTTGGTGGCGTGCAGCAATCGCGTCTGGCCAAGCTGAACAAGAACACGTACGAGATGATGCAGGACGTTCAAATCGGCACGGGCACGCACGACACCACGATCGGGCACCGCGACGGTAGCGTGTGTGTGACGGACGACGGCAAGGTCATCACGTACGGCGAGGCGCACCATACTCCATGGAAGGGCTTGTCGTCGCCTACCGAAGACATCTCGGCGCTCGCTGCAACAACTGCGCCTACCGGCCTGGAGACGAATTGCTCGTACCGCCGCTTCTTCCGCAACCAGTTCGACGGCAGCATGTGGATGGGAGCGCGTGGCAATGGCTACTTGGCCGGCATCTACAAATGGAACGGCGCTACGTTCGACCGCAAGGGTACCGATTTCCTCGCCGGTAACGCGGCCTCGTACCTTGGCTCCTACGGTATGGAAATCGCCTTTACGAGCGTTGACACGCTGTACGTCACGACGGAATTTCTGCAAGGCGATGGGCCGTTCACGATGTCGGGCTACCCGCGTCAGAACATCAATCTGATCAAGTCGACGGATGGCGGGGCTACCTTCACGACTATGCGCGGCAAGGCGTTGAATCTTCCACTTGTCAGCGGCACGGATGATAGCGACATCGCATTCCCGAACAACAACCTCAACCACAACTCCAGCGTCGCGCGCATCGGCATTGGCGCCGATGGCCAGCCGCTGCTGGTCGCAAGCTGGCAGCATCCGGACGAAGCTTTCCGCAGCTTATGGGTGGCCAAGTACAACACCACAACCAACAAGTGGGTGCGCACGCGCCTGATGGCGCACAACGGCTTGCAGGATGCGGGCACGCCGCACGTTGCATATCACGACGGGAAGATCTTCGTTACCGCTGCAACGACGGACGACAACGTGCCGGCCACGCTGGGCACTGCAAACCAGCTGTACCTTTTCACCACCGCCGACTCTGGTGCGACGTGGAAAAAGTATGCGATCACGCACCCGGCCGGCGCATACAGCGGCGCTTACATAGACCAGGCTGCGCTCCGTTTGGACAACAAGCTGCGCCTGCTGCCTGACTTTGAAACGCAGCCCACTTCGGTTATTTGGGAAATGCCGGTTCCGGGGGGCGACACCACGGCGCCAGAGATGGTCGGCAACATTACGGTGTCCGCCATCACCACGTCGGGCGCGACGCTGTCGTGCGTAGCAGCGACAGATGCAGTCGGCGTCGCTGGCTATGAATACAGCATCGACGGCGGCGCGAGCTACAACGTGATCCCGAATGCCGCCCGGTCGGTCGTGGTTTCTGGCCGGGCTGCAGGCACTGCGCACGCGGTGCGCATGCGCGCCTTCGATGCCGCTGGCAACCGCGCCACGCCGCTGTCGGCAAGCTTCACCACGCTGGCTGAGCAGCCTGCGCAGAATGCTGTGGTGGCCTCGACGGTAGCCGAATCCCGCCGGGTCGCATTCCCGGGCGGTACCCGCGTGGTGGCGTTCGGCAGCGTGCCTAGCGCGCGCACGCCAAACGCTCCGTACCTCGAGGCTGGGAAATGGTGGAGCGAGAAGCACCCGCTCGATGAGCGCTACTGGGTGGCGAACATCACGATCGACCTGGCCGAGCGCGGCACTACTGCCAAGACGGTCGAGGCGATCGTCGCAGGCGTGACAGTGCTTCAGGACCCCGTCATCCAGGGCAAGCTGATCCCGGTGAAGCTGGGCGGGTTCAACGCTGCAACGGGCGCCGTGAACTTCTGCACGTTCCGGGTCACGTGCGCGAACGGCGAGCGGTTCGACCGCACGATATGGTTCAAGCAGCAGGTCGGATCCTGGTCGCTGGAGAAGGACGCGGACGACGAGAGCTTTTTCGTGGCTGACATCAGCAACGATCTGGCGGACAGCAATACCTCTGCGGCTCAAGTGAAAGCGCTTCCAGTTGGTGTGGTGGAGCTTGTGCCGGCGGCGATCCAGGGTCCTTTGATCCTGGTGAAGCTGGGCGGAATGGGCACCTTGCCGGCCGGCGTCAATTACTGCGACCTGCGCATCGACTGCGCCAACAGCGAGCGGTTCTACCGAACCATTCAATTCAACAGGGTGGACAACTGATGATCGATGCATCGCAACTACCGAGCGTGCCGAACACCGAGCTGCTGAAGCAGCAGGAAGAGGCGACTGTCGAGTACGCGCGCGCGCCGGCAGCGCCTGGTGCGCCGCACGGCGCCGGCCGCCCACCGGCAACCCAAGGAACCACTCGATGAGTCTGAGACTGAGCATTCCGCCGACAGCGCTGGCGGTTTCGATGGCGGCCGCGCGTACTGCTGCGCGAGCCGACGTCGGGGAGGATGGCAAGTCGCCGCTCGACGGCGAGATCGAGTCCGCCATCCGCGTCTACACATCCGAGGCAGAGGGTGAAACGCGGCGCGCCATCATGGAGCAGACGTGGCGCCTGACGCTGGACCGCTTTGGCGGCGCAATTGAGCTGCGAAAGCCGCCCCTGCTGCAGGTCGACCACATCAGGTTCTACGACGTCGACGGCGTGCAGCGCACGCTGGATCCGCGAGATTACCTGGTGGACGCTGAGAGCGAGCCGGGATATATCGTGCCGGCGCCCGGTCGCGTCTGGCCGCCGACTCTAGACCGTGTAAATGCGGTTGAAGTTCAATACCGCTGCGGTTACGGCGCAGATCCTGCAGCGGTGCCGTTCGGGATCACCGGTTTCGTTCTGGCGCGTATCGGCGAACATTTCCAGTCTGGCGGCCAGCCAAAAAATGAGCTTGTCAAACGGCTTCTCTGGCCACTGGTGGTGCACGGATGATGAACGACCGCATCGCGCTACTCAAGCGCACCACGGCCCGGGATGGTGCGGGCCAGCGACTTCCAGAAGCCTGGACGCCTCTTCCCGAGATCTGGGCAAATGTAAAGTTCCAGTCAGGCGCCGAAGCCATGCGTGCAAATGCAGACGTGTCGATCGTCAAGTGCTCGATCAGGATTCGGGTGCGCTCGGATGTCAATGCGACGATGAAGGCTCGCTACAAGCGCGTCGATTACGATATCAAAGCGGTGCTGCCCGACTCGAATGATCGGGACTTCGTGTTTCTCGTGTGTGAGGCGACCAAATAATGGATTTTGATCCGTCGAGCCTCATCGAGGCTGTGCAGGAGACGGTCAACCAGGTCAATAGCCTGGTTGACGAAGAAATGCTGCGCACCATCGGCTTCGCCGGCGCCGACTTGTTTCGCGACCAGGCCAAGCAAAACGCGCTGTCGAACAAAAAGACCGGCATTCTTTTTGACAACATTATTGTCAAGCGGATGGAGGAAGAATCTGACGGCCCCAGGAAACAGGTCTACCTGGTCACGGTTCGAAACGGGAATGCAGCTTCGAACGGAGCGTATTACTGGCGCTGGGTCGAGAACGGTCACAGGTTTGTTCCGCAAAATACGAAGGTCAGCAAGCGCACCGGCCGAACGATCGGTTGGGCTGCGCACCGCCGGGCGGCAGAACTTGAGTACGGGAATGCGCGGGTACGTGCTTACCCGTTCATGCGACCGGCTTACGAAATGAAGAAGCAAGAAGCGGTCGACCTCATGACGAACACGCTCGCTGAGCAAATGGCAAGGAACACAAGATGACACCGCACGAGCAAATTTACGAGGTGCTGCGCGATTTGGTCGACGGCCGGGTTTTCCCGGGAATCGCCGAACCGGCAACGCAGACGCCGTATCTCACGTTCCAGATCATCGGTGGCCCGCCAATCAATTTCGTCACCGGCGAGCGGCCGAGCAAGCGATTTGTCCGCGTGCAGGTCAATACGTGGGCGGCGACTTCGGTCGAGGCTTCGCAGGTCGCCATGCAAGCCGAAGATGCGATCCGAGCGTCACGGGCGCTGCAGGCGGAGGTTCTGACCGCCGCGGCCGACACATACGACGAACCGACCGAATATCGCGGGGCCGTGCAGGAATTTATGCTGTTCTACTAACTCCACCATTTTCATTCCCAGCCGCCCCGAGAAATCGCAGGCGGCTTTTTCTTTGCCCGAACGGGCGCAACGGCCCGGAAACGGGCCTCTTCACTGAAAGGCCCCTCAATGGCACTCTCGCTCCCGACCGGTACCGCATACGCAATCGCTACCATCTATGCCGCTGCAGTCAGCGTCACGGCCGCATCGAACGCAACGGAAACGGTCCTCGCCACCGCAGCAAATACCTTCGCCCCCGGCGACTACCTCGAGTATGTTGGCGGCTGGAGCCGCATGACCAATCGCGTGTTCCGTGCCAAGGCCGCGACTGGTACCTCTGTCACCCTGGAAGGCATGGACACCACCGAGGTGAACCTGTTCCCGGCCGGCATGGGCTCCGGTGCGCTGCGCAAAATCACTAACTGGGTTCCGATCCAGCAGGTGTTGACAGCCGAGCCGTCCGGCGGCGATCCGAAGTACGTCGCCGTCAGCCTGATGGAAAACGAGAACGACATCAACCTGCCTGACGGTTACAACGCGCAGAGTCTTGCGCTGACGATCGCGGACGACCCGCTGCTGCCACACCACGGCGCGATGAAGAAGATCGCGGACTCGCGCAAGATCGCCGCTATCCGCGCCGACCTGCCGAGCGGCAGCAAAATCCTGTTCAACGGCTATATCTCGTTCGACGAGACGCCGAGCATGGCCAAGGGCAACGTCATGGCAGTCAAAGGCGGCTGCGCGCTGCAGAACCGCCCGGTCCGCTACGCCGCGTAATAAGTTTTGCCAGCTTGCATTTGCAAGCTTTTCCCAGCCGCGAGGTCGCCCCTCGCGGTTTTTTTATACCCATCTGAAAGATAAAAATCATGGCAACCAAAGCAAACAAAATCGTCCTCGGCAAACGTCCAACCGGCTTCAAGAAAGAAGTGAAGTGCACGATGCTGGACGGTTCGACCGGCTGCATGGAAGTGACCTACAAATACCGCAGCCGTTCGGAATTGGCGGAGCTGACCGACAAGTTCCAGGCCACGCTGAAAGACGAAGCGAACGTCGAGATCGAGCGTTTCAAGGCTGCTGTCGAGAAAGCCAAGGCTGCAGGTGAAACGATCCCCGAATTCACGCTGACCCAGGCCGATATCGTGGCACGCCAAGCGAAGGTGCTGGTCGACTACATCCTCGCGATCGTGGACGGCTGGAACCTCGACGCCGACTTCGACCGCGATGGCGTGGCCGAGCTCATCGACACGCTGCCAGCCATGGCCGAAGCGATCAAGGAAGACTATCGCGCTGCGATCAACGAAGGCCGCCTGGGAAACTAAAGGCGATCGCCGAATCCATTTACAAGCCGGGTCTTTCAAAAAAGGACCTGGCTGAAATGGAGGCGGCGTGCCTCACGCCCGAAGACTTCCCGGATGAAGACGTGGAGGTCTGGCCGGAAAACTGGGGCGCCTACGTGCTGTTTTCGTACATGCGCACGCAGTGGCGGGCTGGTGGCATGGGGGTCATCGGTCTCGACTACGGCCCGCTGCATCGCAAGATGGATCGAATGAATCTGTCGGCCGAAGAATATGACGACCTCGAGGGAGACATACAGACGATGGAATATGCGGCGCTCGGCGCCATGCACGACCGAGGCGACTAAAAAAATACCAATCAGCCTTGAACGCTCATGCGACAGGGCTTCTTTTATTCAGGGCTCGCCATGACCGATATCGTCAACAACGCAACAATTCGGGTGGTAGCTGATGCCTCGGGCGTCGAAGCTGGTCTGCGCCCAGCGATCGATGCCGCGCAGCGCGCTGGCCAGGCCATCACGCAATCGGGCGCCAGCGCCGCCGGCGCCGCGCGCAGTGTCGAATCTGCACAGCGCAACATCATCGCGTCGATCCAGCGCACCACGATGGCTATGGAGTCGGGCGGCCGAACCACGGCAGCTTATTACGAAGCTCACGCGCGCCATCGCAACGTCGATCCTGCCGCTCTGACTCCGTACTTGAACCAGCTGCGCGCGGTCGAGGCGGCGCAGACACAGGCGACCGAATCGACGCGTGCCCAAGCTATGGCCGCTCGGGAGCTTGCCCAGGCCCAGGCCAACAAGGAATCCTTTCTGGCCGGCCTGCGCGAGCAGATCGCGCTATTCGGCAAGTCGACTGAAGAGGTCCTGCGATACCGCGCGGCCCAGGCCGGTGCATCGCAGGAAGCCGCCCAACTGATCCTTCAACTGCAGAACATGCGCGCAGCACAGGAGCAGGTCGAGGCGTCGGCACGCGCCGCGGCGCTGGCGCAGCGTGAGGCTGCTCATGCTGACGCATCTCGCAATGCCTTCCTGCAGGGCCTGCGCGAACAGATCGCGTTGTTTGGGCTCTCGACCGATGAAGTTCATCGCTACCGCGCGGCGCAAGTTGGCGCGGCCGGCGCAGCCGATCCACTGATCGCAAAGCTGCGCGACCTGCGTCTGGCGCAAGAGCAGGCCACTTACGGCGAGCGCATGCTCGCGCAGGCCCAGCGCGAAGCCGCTCAAGCGCGCGCTGGCCAGGATTCGTTCCTGAAGGGTTTGGAGAACCAAGCTCAGGCGATCGGCAAGACGCGCATCGAGCTGCTCGAGTTGCAAGCTGCGCAGATGGGCGTGACGACCCGGGCCAAACCGTTCATCGATCAGCTGCGCGCGGCAGATCAAGCTCTGCAGGGCGGCGGCATGTCGGCGGCGGCAATGAACGCTGCGCTGCGGAACGTACCAGCGCAAATGACCGACATCATCGTCAGCTTGCAGGGTGGCCAAGCGCCACTGACGGTGCTGCTCCAGCAGGGCGGCCAGCTGCGCGACATGTTCGGCAGTATCGGCGGCGCCGCGCGTGCGCTCGGTGGTGCCGTTCTTGGTCTGATCAATCCATACACGGTCACTGCCGCGGTGGTGGCCACTGGCGCGCTGGCGTTCAAGTCTGGCTACGACGAGTCGCTCAAGTACTCGCGCGCGCTGATTATGACAGGCAACATTGCCGGCACCACTGCCGGACAAATGTCTGACATGGCCAACAACATGGAATTGATCAACGGGTCACAGGCGGCGTCCGCCAAGGCGTTGACGACTCTGGCTAGCACCGGCGCGATCGCAGGTGCAAACCTTGAAAGGTTCGGCACCGTTGCCGTCGACGCACAGCGTATTCTCGGCCGGAGCGTCGAGGATACAGCGAAGGAGTTTGCTGCCCTGGGCAAGGATCCGCTTACCGCGCTTCGCGCCATGGGCGATCAATACGGCTTCGTGACGACTGAGACCTATCGCGCCGTCAAAGCGGCGCAGGACCAGGGTCGCATGATTGAGGCGGCGAACATTGCGCAAAACGCCTATGCCAACGGTGTTGCCGGCCAGAAGGATAAGGTTCTTGCCACGCTCTCAGCCTGGGAGCGGGGCTGGATCAATCTGAAGAGGTTACCTGGTGAAGCCTGGGATGCGGTTGTCGAGTTTGCGGGCGGCCGGGTAGATGGGCCGCAGCAGCAGATGGCGGCGCTTGACGCACAGAGCAAGGCCATGGAATCGCGCATCGAGCGCCTCAAGCGCACCGGGAAGTCGCGCGACGGTGAGGCCTATGATCCATCGAAAGACCGCGACGTGCTGGCTGAGCAGGCGCTGCTGGCGGCGAATCAGCGCACGATCGAGGGGATCAACAAGAAGGCGGCCGCGTCGAAAAAGGCAGGTGAAGAACAGGCCGCGGCGGCCAAACTCCAGGCGCTGGAGCGGGAGTGGGAAGACAAGCGCAAGGTAATGCTGACCCGCGCGCAACAGCGCGATATGGCGCTCGCTGCAGCTCAGACGCAAGGCCGAGAGGTTGGTGCGTCGGAGGAAGCAATTCAGGACCGTCTCAAGGTAATTCGTCGCGAGTACAACGATGTCTACGTTGCTGGAATCGACAATAGCATCACCGCGCTGCGCAAGCGCGGAGAGGTCGAGGACCTGCTGTCACAGCGCGCCTTGGACCAAATCCAAGCTCAGCGTGATGCAGGGTTGATTTCCGAGGAAGATGCGCTGCGCCAGACAGCTGCGAAGCAGCTTGCTGATATGGATCGTGTGGAGGCAGGACTTCGTCGCCAACTTGCGCTGACCAGCTCGAAGATTGGCAGCCAGCAGCAACAGATCGATATCGAAGGGCAGATCTCGAAGATTGGTGTCGAACGGGTCAACCGCAGTATTCAGCTCGAGAATGACTTGGCAGCGGCGCAGCGCAACCGCGCGCAGGAAAGCGCCGAACTGTACATGCAGGGCGTCGTATCCGCCGACGCTGAACTGAGCAGCATCACCGCCCAGGTCGAGGCACAGCGCAAAGCGAATGCGGAAATCGGGCTTAGCGCGAGCGCCTTGGCCGAGCTGCAGATGGAACGATTGAATGATGCTGCAGCGCTGAAGGACCAGACCGCTGCGGCGCTCGACGCGCTCGAGCCAGGAAACGCTCTGGCTGAGAAGTATCGGCGCCAGGCCGAAGAACTGCGAAATCTGGCCGCGGCAAAGCGCGAAGGTTCGGTGAAACAGGAGGCATCCGAAGCCAGCAAAAAGGCGCTCGATGAGCTGAACCAGTTCCTCGATCCGGCGCGCGCTGAAACGTTCGGGGATGCGCTGCGAGAAGCGTTCGGTGGCGCGGGTGATGCGATCTCGAAAATGACAGCATCGCTCGATGGTTTCGGCCGTCGTCAAGAGCAAATTGCCAAACAGCGTGCGACAGCGGAAGCACAGCGCGGCACGAAGGATTTCGATGAGATCAAGTACCAGAAAACAATTCTGGAACTGAACGAGCGGGATACTAAAAACCGCCTCTCTGGGTATGGGGCAATGGCCGGGGCTGCTGCTGGTTTCTTCGACGAGCAGAGCAAGGGCTATAAGTCGCTGCAAGCTGTGTCACAGGTATTTCATGCTGCCGAATTGGCAATGACGCTGGCCGAGCTGGTGCCGAAGGGTATCGCCGCGGTGCTGAACCAAGGCGCCGGCGACCCGTATTCGGCACCAGCGCGCATGGCAGCCATGGCCGCAATCGTGGTGGGCTTGGGGGTGGCCATTGGCAGCGTGTCGGGTGGTGGCGTCAGCCTGAGCGAGTCACGCCAAAAGGCGCAGGGCCGCGGTTCGGTTCTCGGCTCCGACGAAAAATCGGATTCGATCGTCAACTCGCTCGACCTGATCGAAAGCGCAACGTCAAAGGAGCTGAACATCAGCACCGGGATGCTGGCATCGCTGCGCAACATCGAGGCCGGTATTGACCAGTTTGCTTCGCTCTTGGTGCGCACCACTGGCGTGACGGGCAAGTTCGGCGCGGACATGGGCAAGAACGTGTTCGATTCGAAGGCGCTCGGCATTGGCGGCGCGGCTCTTGGTGGCATCGCCGGCGCGGCCGGCGGTGCGTATGTCGGCATGGGCACGAGCTACATCGGCGCCATGCTGGGTGGCCCGGTCGGTATGGCCCTCGGCGCTGTGCTCGGCGCTGTCATCGGCAAGACGTTCATAGGCAAGGCGCTGGGCAGCGTCTTCGGCGGCAAGCAAACCGTCGAGGATACCGGCTTCACGATGGGGAGCGCGAGCTTCGGCAGCATCATCAATGGTGGCGTCAACGCCTCGCAGTATGCAGACATTAAGAAGGATGGGGGCTGGTTCCGGAGCGACAAGACGAGCGTAAAAACTCAGGATATCGGCGCCGAGGGCAACCGTCAGATCAGCACGATCCTGACCTCGCTCTACGACACCGTGTTCGAGGCCGGCAAGATGCTTGGCATCGGAGGCGATGCGTTCGCGAATCAGCTCAATGGCTTCGTGGTCGATATCGGCAAGGTCAGCCTGAAAGGTAAAACTGGCGACCAGATCCAGGAAGAACTGTCGGCTATCTTCTCGAAGGTGGGAGACGACCTGGCATCGTTCGGTGTGGCCGGCATTACTCAGTTCCAGAAGGTGGGCGAGGGCGCGCTGGAGACACTGGCGCGTGTCGCCGTGAACTACGCCAGCCTGGATGCTGTCCTGGCCAGCGTGGGCAAAACATTCGGCGCCACTGGCGTGGCCAGCATCGGTGCGCGGGAGGATCTGCTGACGTTGGCGGGCGGTATCGACGAGTTGGCTAGCCAGACGGCCGGCTTCGCCGAGAACTTCCTGACCGAGGCAGAGCGCCTGGCGCCCGTGCAGAAGTACGTCACCGACCAGCTGGCATCGATGGGCTTGTCAGCGCTGCGCTCGCGCGATTCGTTCAAGCAGTACGTCATGGGCCTCGATCTGACGAACGTGGCCCAGCGCGAGCAGTACGTTGCGCTGATGGACCTGCAAGAAGCGTACGCCAAGCTCTATCCCGAAATCGAGGATGCAACGCAGAGCCTGGCCGACGCGCGCTCGGCGCTGACCGATGCATATAACGCCGAGAACGATGCGATCAGTTCAACGATCGACCGCATGGGCTCGTTCGCCGCAAGCCTGAAAAGCCTGCGCGAGAACGCGCTGCTGGGCGGCCTGTCGCCGCTGTCGCCGCAGGAGAGATACGCCGAGGCGAAAGCGCAGTACGAGACGGTCCTGGCGGCGGCGCGCAGTGGTGATGAGTCGGCGCAGTCGAACTATTCGGCCGCGTTCAACTCGTTCCTCACGGCGTCGCGCGCGGTGTTCGCCAGCAGTGGCCAGTACCAGTCCGACTTCGCGTATGCGCAAGCATCCACGGCAGAGACGGAGCGGTGGGCGGGCGCGCAGGTCGACGTCGGCAAGGCGCAGCTGGACGCGCTGAAATTGTCGGTGAGCGGCCTGATCACGCTCGACAAGTCGGTGCTGTCGGTGCGCGATGCGATTCTGCAAATGCACCAGGTCATGGGTACGACGGCGCCGCCGGCACCGGGCGCCCTGGCCGCACCGCAGATCAACATGCCGACGCCGGTCATGTATGCCTCGTACGGGGCAGACAACACCGTCGCCCTGGTGGCCGAACTCAAGTCGGTGCGCCAGGAGCTGGCCAGCTTGCGCGCCGAACAGGCTGTGCAGACCGGGCATTTGATCCAGGCGAACGCCAAGGCGGCCAGCGATTCTGCTGACCAGATCTCTGGCGCCACCAAGACGGCAGTTAAAGCTGTCTCCTACAACGCACAACAGGTTGCCTACGAATGACAGATGCAGCATTCTTGGCCTGGCTGAAAAGCTCGGCCGCCTATCGGGTCGTCCTCATCGAGGCGGCCGTGCAGATCAGTGGCGTGGAGTCCGTCGTGTACCTGGCGACGAAACCATTTATCACCGGGCCCGGCGACGCGCCGGCGAATACGACCTACCTGCCCATCGCCACCGTCGGCCGGCTGTTCACCGAGAGGCTGTCGCTGGACGGCGAGGGCGGGCTGTCGGCTGGCGAGCTCGCGATCGAGAACGTCGGTGGCGCGCGCGATGCCTGGGCCGCGCCTGGGTACGTCTGGAAGAACCGCGCCGACGGCGCTTACATCGGCGATGTCCGTTGGCCGCGTGCGGAATATCGCCAGATATTCGACGGGGTCACCGCCGACCTGGTCCCAAGCGGCCGCCAAGCCCTGGCGCTCAAACTGCGCGACAAGTTACAACGGTTGAACACACCGATCAGCGAGGCCAAGTTGGGCGGCACGGGCGAGCAGCGGGATGCATTGCTGCCGATCGCGCTGGGCCAGGTATTCAACGTGACGCCGCTGCTGATCAATGCGGCGATCCTCAAATACCAGGTGCACGCCGGAGCGATTGATTCGATCATCGAGGTTCGCGACAACGGTGCGCCGGTGGCTTTCACCCCCGGCCTCGCGGCCGGTACGTTCCAGTTGCAAGCGGCACCGGCGGGCGTGGTCACCGCTTCCGTGCGCGGCGCTGCGGCCGGCGGCTACGTCGACACCGCGGCGCAGCTGGTCAAGCGCCTGGTGACCGGTTACGGCAAAATCGCCGACCGCTTCACGGAAGATGATCTCGACCTGAGCAGCTTCGCCGCGTTTGATGCAGCACACCCGCAGGCCATGGGGCTGTATTCGAAAGAGCGCCTGAACGTGCTTGAGGCGTGCCGCATGCTACTGAGCAGCTTGGGGGCACAGATGGTCATGTCCCGCCTCGGGAAGCTCAGGCTGGTCAAAGTCGCGCTGCCGGCAGCCGGTACGCCGGTGGTGATCCGGCCTGAGCACATGGTCGATGGCACGCTGCAGCCGGCGGCTCGCACGGACGTCGTCGGGGCCGTTAAGCTCGGCTTCGCCCGCGCGTGGACCGTGCAGGACGCCGGCACGCTGGCGAACCTGCCGGAGGTGCACAAGGCGCTGTTCGCCGAAGAGTGGCTGTCCACCACGAAGACCGACCAGGCGACGCTGGCCACCTACCGCCTGAACGCCGAGCCGGTCCAGGTTGACACCATGCTGCTCACGCGCGCCGACGCCGATGCAGAAGCGCAGCGCCGGCTCGATCTGTGGAAGGTGCCGCGCACCACGTACGAGTTCGAGGGCGTGCCGGAACTGCTCGCGCTCGAGCTGGGCCAGGCCGTCACGGTCTACGCACCGCGCTTCGGCATGGACGGCGGCGTGACCGGCATCGTTATTTCACTTGCACCTGACTGGGAAACCGGCCGGGTTACCGTAGGTTTCCTCGTATGAGCACAGCACTGAACGACCGCGATGCGATCCTGCAGGCCGCCTCGGTGCGGATCATCAACCCGAAGAATGCCTCGATTCTGTTGACAGCGTCGCCGTCGCTGTTCCACGTCAATGCCGCTGGCGCCGTCGATGCGGCGGCAACTACGATCACCGCAACTCTGATTGGCCTGGAGGGTGATGTCACGTTCACAGCCGATGGCGCGACACTGACCGGCGTGACCGGCAAGAGCGCGGCCGTGCGCTTTGCCGATATGCAAGGGCCGGCCGCCATCGTCACCGCCCGGATCGTAGCTGGCGGCGAGCCGTTCACGCAGAGCTGCATCATTGGCGTCGTGCGCGACGGCGCACCAGGCGATGGCACGCCTGGCGCACCTGGTGCGCGCGGCGCTGGCCAGTATTACGCTGGAGGATCCGCCTGGTCAGATGGAACGGCCAACGCAGTAACGCCCGGAGACAATGTCGTCAGCGACGTTGTCACGATTTCCAATGGCGGCACGTTTGCGATGACGAAGCGCTGGGATGGCGCGGCATGGAACGCGATCGGCGCGGTTTTCGACGGCAGCCTGTTCGTTACCGGATCGATCAATGGCGCCGCGCTAAAGGCAGGCACGGTCGAAATTCGCAAGCCTGATGGCACACTGATCCTGGGCGCAGGCGGCACGCTGGCGGCAGAGGCCGCCGCGCCAGGCACGAAGAACAGCGAGATCGTCATCGGTGGGCGCAATCTGTTTCCTGACGGAGACTTCGAGCGCGGCATTCACACGCTGCAGGTATCTAATTTCGACAGCGCGAATTTCGATTATTCAGTGGGGTCAATAAGCGGCACTAAGTCGCTATTCATGCAAGGTTCCAAAGCAGACATGTACGTTTACTTTGGAACGCGAGTCAACGTTACTCCGGGCAAGGAATACCGAATCAGTTTTTATTCAGCGAGCGCCACGGTTGGCGTAATCGTAGGTAGTAGCTCGTACATTCGGTTGTGGAACAGTTCTGGTGCAGTCGTAGACCATGCGTTTCTTCCCATTGGCAATCCCGGCGCCGGCTCGTGGCAACGACAAGTAGTCGCGTGGACATGCCCGGCCGGCGTAACACAAATTGAACCGCGATTCGGAATTACAACTAACAGTATGTATTCCTGGCTGGCTATTGACTGCGTTCAGATCGAAGAAGGCAACGCAGCAACACAATGGACGCCTGCTACTGAGGATATCGCTGCCGACGCACAAGCCAGAGCGGAAGCGCAGGGCAACGCGGCGTTCAGCGCAGCCGTTGCTGACGCCAACGGGAAACTTGCCGCAAAGCTGAACAAGGGCGGCGACGTCCTGGCCGGCATTTTCAGCGTGGATACCGTTAATGCCCCGGCAGGTTTCCGCGCCGGCAATCTGACATGGAACGCCGCAGGTGATCGCACGGGCGGCTACGGTGCTGCGATGACGCCGAAAGGCCTGATCGGTTACAACCAAGCCGGGGAACGCACGTTCATGGTAAATGGGCAAACTGGCGATGTTCAAATTCGCGGCGCTATCATGGGCGGGTCGTTTGCGGGCTACGCATGGCCTGCGGCAGGATTACGCGGACACTATACTGGCCCCGAGGGAGCTCTTTATGGTAATGCGAATGATGGCCGATACGTTCAAATCACCGCCGATGGCAATATGTATATGCCGGGGTTCTCGCACACGAATGGGCAACTAACGTTAACTAGCCCAATCATCATCGCCCCGCAAGGCCCGAACTTCGACACGTTCAGCGTTTATTTTAGTGGCTTTAATAGCGGCGGGTCAGGTAAACGTTTAAATCTCGGAACGCGTACCGCTTCAATAACCGGCGGCGTTGCCCCATTCACTTATAGCTGGAACTTCGTTCCAAATGAAGATTCGGCCGGATCAATTAATATCGTCAATCGAACAAGTGAAACCGCGACTTTTTCAAGTTCTGTCGGACAAACCCCGGCAACAGTTTCCGGCACAGTATCAGTTACCGTAATTGATGCGAAAGGCCGAAGCGCATCGATCACCGTAAATGCGACGTGCAACCACCTATAAATGGAGCACCTATGACTGCATATGCACTCGTCATTGATGGAGTAGTTGAATCGCAGCACGGGGAAGTAGACTCGCCTGATTTCGTTGGCCCGCCCGAGCCGCCGCCGAACAATGTCGACACCTACCTGCTGCTCACGGATCCGATCGACTGGCGCCGCCCGACGGAGACGTCGGCTCTTCACTGGAGTGCGCAAGACGGCATGTCCTGGGTCGAGAGCGCGAGCATTGACGAGCTTCGCGCGCGGCGCATCGAGGTAATGAGCTTGGCCTGCGAGCAGCAGATCATTGCCGGGTTCATGTGTTCGGCACTGGGGGAGGATCATCTTTACCCGGCCAAGACGAAGGATCAGATAAACCTCCTCGGGTCGATCGCCGACGCAAGCATGGCCGGTAGCGATCCGGACTGGCGCACGCAGTTCTGGTGCGCTGACGCCGCCGGGGCGTGGGAATTCCGAGACCATACCGTCCGCCAGATCCAGCAGGTCGGCAAGACTGGGAAGCGCGCCATCCTCGAGGCCATGGGCAAGAACGAATTGCTGCGCCGGCAAATAGGCGCGGCAACGACAGCGGCCGAAATCGAAGCAATCACCTGGTAGAGACCGCATGCCCAATCTGAGAATCGTTTCTGACAATGCCATCGAGCGCGCTATCCTGACCGCCTCGAGCACGGCGGGTGGCCTGGTCGTCGGCAACCTGGCCGCTGCGCAGGTCTACCCTGTGTGGCGCGCCACCGGCCGTGAGGCCCGGGTCACCGCAGCATTCGCCGACGCCGAGCCGATCGGCTTCTTCGGCCTCTTTTTCTGCGACCTATCGCCGACGGCACAGATGCGAGTTCGGATCAGCGGGGAGCAATCCTCGACCAACTTGGTCCGGTACAGCGAAGCGTTCGATAATGCGGCGTGGGCCAAAGCAGCAGGCGTCACGGTTACAGCGAACTATGGCGCCTCGCCAAGCGGCTCGACCAATGCGTCGCGGTTGCAGTTCACCGCCGCGAACCTTTCACTGTCCCAAGGGACGTCGCTTGCAGCCGGCACCGTGTGCTCAGGGTCGGTGTGGGCCAAAGGAGTGGCCGGGCAAAGCATCACCGTGTCCTCCGGCGGGGTCGACCAACTGTTCGTTCTCTCCGGCGCATGGCAGCGCCTGCCGGCGAACAACAAGACAGCCACAGGCGGCGCCTTCGCGATCAGTACCCTTGGTGGCGCGACAGCAAGGGACCTGCAGGTGTGGGGCGCGCAGCTCGAGGCAAGGGCGCAGGTTACCAGCTACTACCCGACCACAGCGGCCGCTACAACACGTCCTGCTGGCTACATCGACAATTGGCAGCCGTACGATTACGACAGCGGCCTGGTGCTGGCCTGCCCAGCGCCGGCGGTTCGGCTGCGCGGGTTCACCCCAGCACAAGCCGCCACTGCATACGCCTACGGTGGCGGCGCATACGCGCGCCACTGGCTGCCGAGCGAGGTGCTGGCGCGCGGCCTGACGGTAGACATAATGGATCCGGACAACCTGCAGGGCTACATCGAGGCAGGTTGCATGGTGGCAGGCCCGTTCTGGTCGCCGAACTACAACGCGTCGGCTGCCTCGGTCACCGTGGTCGACCGCACCGAGATCACGCGCAGCGCCGCCGGCGGCCAGCTTGCGGACCCGGGCACGATGAGCCGCAAGGTTCCGGTCGACCTGCGCGCCATGCCGGCGGCAGACCGGGCCACGTTTCTCAGCCTGGTGCGCAACAGCCGCGCGCATCCGATTCTGCTGTCGGTGTTCCCGATGGATGCTGACGCCGCGCTCGAGCGCGACTTCATGGTGTACGGCCGGCGCACGAAAGACTCGGACCTTGCCTACCAGTTCATGAACGCGTACGCGACCACGCTGGAGGTCGAAGAAATCTGACACTCAAGTAATCCAGCCAGGCCGCCTCGAGCGGCTTTTTTTACGCCCATCGAAAGGCACCAATGAGCATCAGCAAGACCACCCCGCCGGAAGTCGGCAGCTACGCCGGCGCCGCTGTCA